AAGAGTGGAGAAAATGTGCAATGGCAGGAATAGACAATTTAACTCCTTTTAAAAAAGGTCATAAATTATCTCAAGGAATAGGTAGACCTAAAGGCTCTAAGTCTTTAAGCACATTGCTACAGAAAGCTTTAACTGAAGAAGTCACCTATAAAAACAAGGATGGAAAGACTGAAAAGAAGCAGGTATCTGAATGGCTTATTGCTGCTATGATAAGAGATGCTTTAAAGGGAAATATCAATCACATAAGGGAAGTATTTGATCGCATTGAAGGCAAACCTTTGCAAACTATTGACTCTAAGGAAACTATTGGTATAGATTTGTCGACAATGACAGATGAACAATTAGAGAGATTGATAGCTAAAGGAGAATAGTTTTAAATGGAAGTAGTAAAAAGAAAACGTGGAAGACCTTTAAAGTTAAAGCCACATGTAAATGTTATTAACTTGGTTGATCAAAACAAATCTGGTGAAGCTGAAAATGAAAACAATTTCTTCAAGAAAGAGTGGCTTACTCCATCCACAGATGAAGTTCAAAAAGAATTTGATGATTTAAAAGCATCCTATATTAGAGAAAAACTTTGTGCTGAAATAAACAGAAGAAGACAAAACAAAAAAAAGTTAAAAGGTTTTCTTATATCTTCACTTACCTTTATATTTGGAATTGGTATATGGTATATAATATTTGATTATTTTGGTCAAATAACAGGTAGTTTTGAATACTTTATGAATTATGGATTACCCCCAATACTTGGATTTATGATAGGGTATTCTTGCTCTTCACTTGATTTTTTAAGAGGAGAAGGCAATATTTGAAAAGCTCTTATGGGAAAGAGATAAGCGTCTAATAAAATCAGGGGGTTTTCTACCCTATTGTCAATCATACTGTAACCAAAATGACCTTGTTTTAGCTAAACATCATATCTTTATGGCAAAGAAGATTGAGTTAGCTATGACTACGCCTAACTATAGGCTCATGATTAAGATGCCACCAGGACATGCTAAAAGCACATATGCTTCTATACTTGCACCAACATACTATTTAGGCATGTTTCCCAAGAAGATTGTTATTATGACAACACACACTCAAGACTTCTCCAATGATTGGGGACGTGCTTGTCGGCGCATTATCTCAGGTGAAGAATACCAATACATATTCAAGTCATCTCTGATGAAAGACTCAGCCGCTGTTGATAGGTTCGATCTTGATAATGGTTCTAAATACTATGGTGCAGGTATACAAGGCAACATAACTGGTAAGCGTGCAAATCTTATCATAGGTGATGACTGGCTTAGAGGTATTAAAGATGCCGATTCAGAAGTTGTGCGTGAAAGTATATGGCGTGCTTATGTGTGGGATTTAAGAACGCGTCTAAGTCCTGGCGGTTCAATAATTCTTATAGGGACGCCTTGGCACGAAGATGACCACTTCGGTAGAATATTAACTTCCAATGAACGTGAAAGATGGGATGTGATAGAATTACCTGCACTTGCTAAGTTAAACGATCCGTTAGGACGCATTCCTGGTGAACCGTTATGGCCTGATTATATATCGCAACAAATGCTTGATGACATAAGAAACTCATTAAACGCTTCAGACATGCGTATGTGGAATTCTCTTTATCAGGTAAGCCCTACAATAGATTCAGGTGATTATTTTAAAAGAGAATACATTCAGTACACCAATCATATACCTGATAAGCTTGATTATTATGGTGCGAGTGACTATGCGGTTACAGCAGGACGTGGTGACTATACGGTTCATGTTATAATAGGTCATGATACTAAAAATGATGATATATACGTGATAGACGTATGGCGCGCACAAGAAGATTCAAACGTTTGGATAAAGGAATTTCTAGCATTAGTTAACAGACATGAACCTTTAATGTGGGCAGAAGAAAGTGGCCAAATCATTAAGAGCCTCGATCCATATATCCAAAAGGAGTTTCAAAACATTAAACAAAGATATGTAATGCGCCATCAATTTACGAGTACAACTGAAAAAACATCTAGAGCTAGATCAATTCAAGCGTATATGGCTCAAGGTAAAGTATATATTCTAAAAGATCATTGGACAGAAGATTTAGTTAAAGAATTGTTATCATTTCCTTCAGGTAGACATGACGATCAAGTCGATGCACTTGGTCTAATAGGGCGCATGTTAAATGAAATGGTTAAAACTATTGAAAAACCACAAAGAAAAGTGGAATATGAATATCAGAGTGGAACAATTTTGTTACCATCTTTAAATGACAAATCCTTTCTTTCAAGAAAGAGGGGTTTCAATAAGATTTAAGTCATTCCTTTAAGGAACCAGTCTTGAAGCTAGTTTTATCCTAAAAGGCACATTCTCTATTAGAGAACCAGACCGAACACGGAAACGTATTCAATAAGGTTTAAATATGGAGAATTCGCATGTCTGAAGATTTAGCTGCCATTGGAAGTGCACCAGAAGAAGTAAATGATAATCCTGAAGAGAATACTATAAACGTTCAACAATGGTTGAATAAAATAGCTAAAGGGCGAAAGAAAGAAAAAAGATGGCGTGATAGAGCCAAGAAATGCATTAAAATCTATCGTGATGATTCATCCATGACATCTGAAGAGTTTTCATCTCCAAGCCTTACAGATGAAAACGAAAACACATTTAATATCTTGTGGGCTAACATTGAAACATTACTTCCCGCTTTATTCTCAGCCGTTCCCAACCCTGACGTGCGTAGTCGATATATGTCTCAAAACCCTGATGTAGAATCAGCAAGTCAAATCCTTGAAAGATGTTTATCCTATTCACTAGATACATACAATTTCCCTAGATTAATGAAAGCAGCCATAAAGGATTATCTTATTACGGGTCGATCTGTCTTAAGAGTTAGGCTTATTCCTGAATTCGAAAATACAATCACACATTCACTTGATATGGATGGCAATATACAAGAATCAAACGAAGAAGTGTTAACAGGTCAATCTGTTCGATGTGAGTTAGTTCATTGGGATGCATTTGTCATTGACCCCGTTAAACGCTTTGAAGATGTTAATTGGATGGCATTCATTCACATGTTAACAGAACGTGATTTTGAAGAGTTTTTTCCAGGTGCTGACCTAACAGAAGTTGCTAAAGAAAAAGATGATTATGATACTGAAGATAGATATAAGGTTTATGAGGTTTGGGATAAACTAGAAAAGAAAGTCTATTTCCTTGGAGACGGTGCGGAAGAACCCCTAAAGATAATGGACGATCCATTTCAATTAACTCATTTCTGGCCAATTCCAGAACCACTTTATAGTATTCAAACAAATGATTCATTGGTTCCAATACCTGAATATACAATCTATCAATCACAAGCGGATGAACTTAATCAAATATCTTATCGTATTACAGACTTGGTGAAATCTTGCAAGCTTATAGGAATATACGATGCTCAACAGTCTCAGATGTCTGATTTACTTCAAGGGAGAGATTCTCAATTCTTCTCAGTTCAATCAAATTTGATGCGTGATGGTGGCTTGAAGAGTGTTCTTGATATGCTTGATGTGTCACCTATGGCTCAGATACTTTCCCAATTGTTTCATCAAAGAGATCAAATAAAGAGTATTATATACGAGGTGACTGGCATCAGTGATATCATCAGAGGAGAATCACAAGCATCAGAAACTGCTACGGCTCAAAATATCAAGGCCAGCTATGCTGGTCTCAGATTGCGTGATAGACGTGATAACATCAACAGATTCATAGTAGATTTGCTTAGAATGAAAGCCGAATTGATTGGCACATTCTTCACAACAGATCAAATGTCAAAGATGTCTGGAATAGAAGTTACACCATCTATAGAACAAATAATTAAATCTGATATTTTGAGAAACTATAAAGTTGATATAGAAACAGATAGCACAATATTGGCTGACATGGATCAACAAGCTCAAAAGAGAGCAGCTATTGTTTCAAGTATAACTCAATTTATATCAGTGACAGCACCATTAGTTGCACAAGGTGCATTGCCTGTAGAAACAGCTAAGGCATTGTTACAATATGCTCTTCAACCAACGAAGATATCACGTGAACTTGAGGATGCACTGGAAATGATTGGTAAACCTGCGCCACCTCCTCCACCTCAGCCAGGGATGCCTCCTCAACAGGGAATGCCACAACATGGCGCACCACCTATGCACCAATTACCACATCCTCAAATGCATGTTCCTCAAATGCCTCAACAACAAAACAATATGGGAATCCCAAATAATGAAGGAGGAGGAGCTATTGCCCAATTAATGGGAGGACAACCTATACAATAGGGTATTGATAATGAATAACAATTGATTTAAAATTATACTAAATAAGTTATACAACTCATATCTTCCAGTATAACTTATTTTAATTTATAGGAGGTAGCATGGTTTTTATTCGAAAATCGATTGATATAGTTTCTCCTTCAGATGGAAAACATTATTCTTCAATCACCCAATATGAACGGTCTTTAGAATCTAAGGGACAGTATATTATGGAGGATAAGAAGTACAAAGAGTTGCGCCAGCAGCTTCAAGATAAAGATTCAAAACCTCATGCTAAAAACCCTGAACACAATCATGTTCATATCGATTTTGCAAATGGCCGTATTGAGAAATCAAAAAAGGATTTAAATGTCTGATAATTCCCGTAGAGAACAAATTTTAGCCGCATATGAATCACAAGAAGCAGATGAACCAGAAGTAATAGAAGAATCCCATCAACAAGAAATAGAATCTGAAGATGATGATGTTTCTGGTTCTCAAAGCTCTGAAGAGCAAACAGATAATTTAAATGCACCTCAGAATTGGTCTACTGAAGATAAGGCATCCTTTGAAGAGTTGGATGAAAAAAGTCGCAAACTATATCTTAAACGATATAGAGAAATGGAAGGCGGCTTTACAAAGAAATCACAAAACCTTGCAGAAGAAAGACGTATTGCTGAGAATTTCAAAAAAGCTATCTCAGCACATGAATCTCATTTGCGTAATCTTGGTGTCGATCCGTTTGAGGCTGTTAATAAACTTTTACAAACTGAGAGATTGCTTAGAACAGGAACTCCTGGACAACGCGCTCAAGCTCTTCAAAAGATAATTAATGATTATCAAATCCAAACGAACGTATCTCAACAAGCACCTCAACAACAACAATATGTTGATCCAAATGTTCAAGCTTTATGGGAAGAACAATCTAAAACAAGGCAATATCTTGCTTATCTCCAACAGGAAAAAGAACAGCAAGCAACAAATGAAGTTTTAAATGTTATTGAAAAATTCTCAACTGCTAAAGATAAAAGTGGCGACCTTAAACATCCTCATTTTGATACTGTCCGTGAAACAATGGGAATTCTTATAAATGCTCAGCAAGCTACTGATATTGAAGATGCTTATGAAAAAGCTATCATGTTAAATAAAGACTTGCGCAATGAATACATTTTGAGGCAAAATGTAAATAACACCAGTCTTGAAGCTACCAAACAAAAAACAGTAGCTTCGAAACGGGCGGGATTCAACGTAAAATCAGGTTCAACATCACAGTTAATTGATCCTGAAGTTAAGATGGATCGCCGTGATTTAATATCTAAGATATACGATGCTCAAATAAAAGGAACACGTATATAGGAGAGACACTCTAGAAATAGAGCCAGTCCAAAGTACTTAGATAGGATAGCTCAGAAGGCACATTCTCCAAAGAGAACCAGACCTGAAGACGGAAAACGTTTTTAAACTTGGTTCAACAACTTTGGAGAAATAACATGACTATCAACCTAGGCGATATCGTCGCCACAACTCTGAGAAGCCGCACAGGTCAACTCGCAGACAACGTTTCAAACAACAATGGATTGCTTACTCGCTTAAAGACTAAAGGTCGTATTAAACCAGTTACAGGCGGTTCACAAATTTTGCAAGAAATATCATACGCAAACAA